CCAGATTTGGACAATATTCCGTACCGTGAATCCGTTGATATTGTAGCAAGGTTGACTGATTCAGCTGAGGACATAAATGAAAAGCCCGACCTACGGTTTTTAAGATAACACATTCCATAAGACCGTGCGTCTGCTTTGCAGGCTTCCCAGAAAATGTAGAATAATCTATTTGATTCCCTAAAGTCCGGCTGCCCAACATCAATTTTGGACCACTGCAGGTACATATAATTAGTGCCAGTAATGTAAGTAGGAACACCTTTATTAGTGAACCAAAAACCTTCTTCACGCCTTGTAAATTCTTTGTCAATATAGTCATACCATTTTTCTTTAAAGTCTGAAGGGTATTCTTCCCAGTCAAACACAGATTTAATTCTATTTAATTCTTTTGGGTATGATGTATAAGTCCATTTATCTTTTTCAAAGTTAAAAACATCTTTTTGTTTAGGTAAAGCTATTTTAAGATTTTGTATTTCATAAATCTCGTCTATTTCACCTGTTTTACTTATAACTATTAAGTCGTGTTCTTTATTATAACCATAATCCCATTTTTTATACCTATTCATTCTATTAAGAACTTTAGGCTCTACGCAGTCTTTTAAGACCTTGTATAAACTTTGCTTATACATTTTTAGATCTACCTTCTGCAAACCCTTTAAAAGCTTTTTCTTCTTTAGCCTCTTTTGGTTTATTGTTTAATAAATCTTCTTCCAATTGTATTCTTGCTAATATTTCAAAAGCATCAAATATAGCTAATTTCTTAGTAGCTGCCGCGTTTTTTAAACGATCAGCAGATATATCTTCGTCAGAATCTACAATAGCTTCTTTCGCAACTTTAATTAGTTCTTCAACCGCTATTTGCCCAGCTTGGATTATATTCTTTTTTGTTTCGTTGATCTTCATATTTGATTACAATGTCATTTGATTTCATACAATATAAACGCTCTTTCTCTACTAGAAAGTCGTATTCTCCGTAAGGTGTATAACCAACAGTGTCTCCTTCGGTTATTCCTAAAGCATCTAACGAACTATTACCTATTTTTAGTATACCAATAAGCTTTTGTTCTTTAGTGTTTTCTAAGTCATCGTTAGACTTTAACGGTTTAATGAAACATCTATTATTAATAGATTTCCATTTGCTATCTCTCTTATAAAGATAAACTTGATCTAATGCACAGAAATACATACCATCTATAAATGATGATCTACTTTTCTTCTTAGTACCTTTAACGTCATAAAAAGTTCTAAATACATTATGATGAATAATTACAAAATCGCCTTTTTTTACAGGAGTATTAAATGCCGCAGGCACTTCTATAACTTCTGCTACATTGTTGACAAATTTAAAACTTTCAATTTTAGTATTTAATACAATTTCTTTATCACCGACAAGAATCTTATTATCATATTCTTCTCCAACAGGTCTAACTATAAAGTCGTATAAACTTCTCACTAATACTCAAGATCATATTCAACGGATATTGCCATGTTAGAATTAAATTTCTTCCATGGCAATATGTCGTTGTTTTTTTTAATATGTATATTATAAGAATTGTCTGAGTCTTCAAAAAGTATATGTGATATTTCATGACCTCCATATACTTGTTGACCTACAGAATAATGCATAGCATCATTTTTGTAATCTGACCCAATACTAATTTTTCTTATATTATTTTTCATCTTCTTTTTCGATGTCAGTATAAGAACCGTCTTTAAGATCAATGTTTATTTGACCATACTCTTCTTCTAGTTCTTTTTTAGTAACTTCAATTTCTTTAGAAATTTCCTTAACTTTATCATGAAGGTTCATTTTTTGAACATCTAAAACACCTAAGGTTCTTAGTATTTCATTTAATTTACTTTGCTGATCAGTAACAACTTTCAATTGTTCTTTGCTAATCATTGCTTTTACCATTTCTTTTACTTTACTCATTATTAGATTTTATTTAATTGTTAAACTTACTTATTATTATTACTTATACTTTTAAATTTTTCCACTCCACGTGAACCAAAATAAGCTATATAGACAGTTGTCAATAATTGTTTTAACAAACCTATCCATTCTTGCTCTACCGTAAACGATATTTCATGGTGACTATCTACCCAAATAAAGGCTATAGTCATAAAAGAAAGAAAAATTAAAGCCATAGGACGAACGTTTTTTGATAACCAAGAATCTGATTTCATATCGCTTTGCCAGCGTTTAGTGATTTCAGACTCAGCGTTTACCCTAGCTTTATCCATTATTTCTTGAACCTGCTTTTTAATTAAAAGCTTTTCTTCCTCCGTAGTAGTAAGCTTATCAATGACGTTACCAATTTCTTTGATAACGCCACCTGTAAGCCATTGAATTATTTTTTTCACCTAATCAAAATCTTCACCTGTAAAAACGCCGCCTTCAGTTCCTGATCTTTCTTGAATTGTGTTTTTTACATTTTTCGATGTCTTATACGTTGGAAACGCTTTTGTTGCTCCATCTTTTCCTAATGAACCTCTAAGACTTGATCTTCCTTTTGCATTTGCTCTAGCGGTTATTTTCTTAGCTGTAACTTTGTTTAGAGGAAGTTTACCGTCTCTTGTAACTCTCTTTCTACCTTCGTTTGACACTTTTGTTGAATCGCTTTTAGCTCTTATTATTGCAGCTTGTTTTTCTGCTTTTCTTTTATCTACAGCGTTTCCTTTATCTTCTATTCCTTTTGCTTTAACTTGATTCTTAGTTTGATTGCCAATAGATGTTGTTTTTGACTTAGTTGTTGAACTAGTAGAGCTAGATTGTTTTTTCTTATCCATTACACGGTCCGCAACACTAGATGAATCAGATTTTGCTTGCTGTTTTTTTGCGTTATATGCATCTCCTGCGGCTGAATAAGCTTCTAAAGAACCATATTTCTTTTTCTCTGCATCACCATAAGTTTCTTTATAAGTAGGTAATTTCTTTCCCTTTCCCTTACTAGACTCTTTAGATTGAGTCATTGATTTTGTGCTAGAACCACTTCCACTTGCTGAATTATCGCTAGTAGTAGTATTTCTAGTGTAAGAAGGTAATTGATCACCGCTCATTACATCTTTTTTCTTTGCTTGATTTAACGGAGATTGGAAAGCTTGTGGAATTCCTCTACCTGTTTTTTGCATTGGGCCTCGACCCGGATTCATTTTAAATGCCATTGTTTTTTGTTTTGTTATTTGTTTGGTTTGGTTTAAATTATTTTTTTGTAAAATATAGTTACATCAACAGATCCTTTTATAACTCTCTTCATAGTAAACTCATCTATTGATATAATTTTAGATGTAACAGCGTAATCGTTTCTTTTGATATAATGAGTTGAAATTAAATAATCATAATCTTGTTCTAAGATTTGCTCATGAAATTCTTTCTCTTCAGATGTTTTTTCTGGATCAAAACTAACATTATAAACGCTAGTCACTGAATCATCAATATCAACTGCTATTATAGTTAGATACGTAGTGCTATCGTCAGTGTTTTTCCAAACACCTTCTAAATTTGATATGTGTTGTGCATTTGTTATAAATGTTATAAATAATGCGGTAATTAATAGTAATTTTTTCATTTGATTAGATTTTAAGTTCGTATACTTATATTATTACGTGTATTTCAACTTATTTGCCCTCCACGCTTCTTTTTCCCAAGGAAGACTTTTTTTACCTTCGTCCATTATAGATCTTGGATATTTTTTTCCTTTCCAGTATACGTATTTTTCATCATAATCTAAATCACCTCTTTTCATTTGGTCTAAGTGCACTTTTTCATGACGCACAACGTCCTCTTGAACCTCTGGCAGTAAAGAGTCATTAACTATTATAGATCCATTTTTATTAGCTTGACCATAAGCATCATCTAGTTTTACCTGATATATAGGGGTGTTATCCATTTTAAGCTCACCCTTTTTCATTTTATATCCCATACTATTTTATAGGTGTTTCTGTTACATACTTAGCATGTGGAAATATATAGTCATAACCAGGATACATAATTTTAGCATATCCTTTATCATCAATACCTAAGACTTTAAACTCAACTCCTTTCATTGTTATATGACCTCCTTGTATTACATTTTGAGATTTATTAACATCAGGGCTATTTTTTAAATATCCGGTTTTAGTATTATACAAAAGTGTTTGTTTTTTCTCCAAGATCTTTTATTTGAGACTTAGTTTTTTTGTATTTTTCAATTTTTCTATTTTCTTTTTTAGAATTTGGGGTTTTTTTATCGTAAGTTTCATTTACTTGATCACGAGTCTTAGATAATTTTTCTTGTTTTCTTGCTAGATTTTTTTTATCATTATGCAAAGGTGAAACCATTTTAGCAGCAGAACCATGTTTTTTTTCATCGTATTTTAAATCTCCAGCTAATTTAGAGATATGCTTTTCATCAGAAGTCATAGATGAATCACTTCCGCCATGCTTGCTATCGTAATTAATATCTTCTTTAAGA